TCTATATAATGCGATGGTTGCCCCGGGTGCAAAAGCATCCGGTAATGTTAGTTCAGGGATTGAAACAATAGTGGGGAAAAACCCACATCTTGTTTTGCAAAGAATGTTGTCTTACCTCGAGAGGGGTAACGTTGGTAGCTAATCAGCAAATCGGAAATCTCGATATCCGTTAAAGACGGGAGATTACGCCGGAGATGCTCAGCATGAATTTTACGCCAAGAGTGAGATAGGTCTCGATAATACCGCTTAACAGCAGTACGAATTGAGAGGTTCTCATTGGGTTTATATAAGGACTTTATAGAGTCGACGCGAAACAATGCTTCGACACTTAAAAGGCCAAGTATAGACTCAAGCGAAATGGGTTCCATTTGTGTTGTCGCGGAGATACTCCACGCAACCGAACCTAAATTCATAAACGGCTTAAATCTATCTAATGCATACTTCCGACACGTCCACCCATTACTGGGCATTCGTGGCTTGGGGTACTCCTCCAAGTAAGGGATCATAGCAGCATTAGTAGATGACAAACAATATTTACCAACGGTCGGTAAACCTAAACCAAGCAAATGCTCGGGAAGGAACCACGGAACGTTCATAGACGTGAACAACTTAGAGTTCTTAAATATAAATTGACCAAGGACCCTTTCCTTAATGGACTCAGGCGATTCCTCAACAAGAGAAGTCGCCAGGGCACCATAGGATTGAAAATTGGAATCGTTATCTTTCATACCGGCAGACCGCTTTATTTGATTGAGAATCCCCATGTTTACATAGGGTATCAAAGTCAAAAAACGATCTTTCAGTACAAAAGAACGAGAATTTATATTAAGAAACTTCGAACTAATATAAACCTTCCCGACAGAGGGAGAGAGACCACAACGGGAGGCAGCAAGCTGCCAATAGTCGTGAATCTGAGGTTTAGATCGGAGTATAGCATCATCCCCATTAATGGCCATAGGAACCTGATCTAAATTAAAAGATCGTCCTAATGACTTCTCATGTGCAAACCGCAAAATAGCGGCATTTATAATGCACAGGATGGGAAATGAAATGATACTACCCATAAGTTGACCGCGCGTCTGAGGTTTAACCTCGGACCCGAAGTCGATCAAGTGACGAGTCATTGCGGATAACATTAGTTCATAGAGATTTTCATCTACGACCCCAATGTTATATAAAGCCCGAATGACTGCATCACTGCAAAACGAGTATAACTCATTAGTTGCATCAGTATAATCGACTGAAAGATAAACTTCATCGTTTCCACATAGACCCACAGCGCTATTAACGTAACCATCAGTGACTTTTTGGCCAATAAGCCTAAAGCAATGATATTTACGTAAGCGGTTCCAAAGGAACTTCTGTATCGGCTTTAAAGCGGTATAGAGGAGTGGTGGGCCCTTGGTAATAACCCGAACTTTTAAAGATTCGGCTAAACCAAGGGGTTTAGCAATTGGCTTTTCAGCCCTTGCTAAATTAACGATACGACGGTATAGATTACCGAATCTATCTTTCAGGGGTTCACAATTGAACGTTGTTGTTCGCGTCTCTTCATGGAGAGAAGTCTTGACGGAAAATAGATCATCTTTGGTCTTCAAACCCGATAATAATTCGGGATGATCCATAATAACACCAACACAACCTCCAAGGAGGCGAGTATTGGTATAATTGGACGAAGTTGAAGGAAAGAAAGGTTCTATTACATCATCAAGAGAAATGCTAGTACCATCAAATAATTCTTTTGTGGTACGTGCAATTTCATCCTCCATAACACTAACGGAAATTCCGCGTGTGGACAACGGCAACGAGATTGGACCAGTTAACTTTTCAAACGCGTCTTGCTCAGCACGTTTAATAACGGCAGGCGACGGACGTGGCATACCCTTCTTGGACATCAAAATTGTAGTAATAAACGACTCGAATAAATCCGGATCCTTTCTCGAAAGGAGACGGATATATCGATTCGCCTTACCACAACAAATGACACCAGGAAGATCGAGACCATCTGGGATAGTGCAAGGCGGTAACGCCTGACCTTTCCAGAAGGAGTAGAAAGCTGCAGTCTTATACTTCACCAATTTAATTGGTGATGCAAAGAACGGTAGCAATCTCATCCAATGATCTACGGTAGTTTTGGAAGGTGGATAACGCGATTCAAATCCATAAAGATTAAGGATACTGAAAACAACATTAACACAACCCTGAACAAACACTTTGTCGGCCGAAGCCGACAACGAGGAAGAATATACGCCTCTATCATTTGCGGAGCTAACAACTCCAGCAGTTATGGTGTCG